GGCCGCATGTCCTCCAAGCGTATCGCAGTCGTCGGCGTGAACCAGCTGCGTCAGCGGCCGGGTGTCATGTACGGCAGCCCCGAGTACGAACCCTGCGGCGACGCCCTGAAATACTTCTCCGACTGCCGCCTGCGATTCTCCGCTCGCGCACTGAGCAGTGTTCCGTACGTCACCGGCAAGGGCCAGCAGATCGAAGAGCCGAGCGTCACCGTGCGCAAGGCGAAGGACCTGTACCGATTCATCCATGTGCGCGGCATCAAGAACAAGCTGGGCATGCCCTACATGGAAGGCTGGCTGCGCCTGTGGATCAAGGACGGTAACGAAGAGCCGCGCGGCTTTGATCCGGTCTGGGATACCTTCATGTATCTCGACAACACCGGCCAGATCAGCCACAAGGGTCGCAAGAAAATGACCCTCAAGATCAAGAAGCACTCGAACGAAAAGCCGATGGAGTGGCTGGACTTCAAGATGCTGATCCTGGGCACCAAGAAGCAGCAGAAGGAAGTCTGCGAGAAGTACGGCCTCAAGCGGTTCGACCTTCGCGAGTTCTGCATCGACCAGATCCAGAACAAGGACGGCATGGCGCTGTTCATCGAGCATCGCCGTTCGGGCGGTGAGAAGGAAGACGGCGACGAGGAAGACGACGCCGACACCGATACCGACGATTCCGACGACGAGGATTGAGTAGACGGGAGAGGGCTGGACGAGGCGGCCCTCTCCCAACTCCCATTAAACGCATATGACAACTGAATATTTCACCTGCCCGTCGTTCGCTATCACGATGCCTGTTATGGATTGTAGGAAGCGACGCGCGGCCCACCTTGACGACAGCAAGGGACTGGGCAATCTTGGCGTCACGCCGGGCTCTATCACTGTCAAGACTTCTATGATGACTCGCCAGTGCCAAGCGTGTACGGAATTCATGCAGCTTACGGCACCGGAGAATCGTATCACCCATGAGCAGATGATGGAACGTCTGCGTGCCGCCCCTTCCCAAGAGGCGAACAAGAAACATGCCCAGAACAGGGGCATGAGCAACGTACATTCGCCGTTTAGTTACCGGAGAAATCTGCCATGAGCTTTTCCATTCCTGCGATGCACGCAAGACTCGCAGGCCTCAAGGGTGTGATGGTTGACCTTGAGACTTTCGACACCGAACCCACTGCTGCGTGGTATGCCCTCGCCGCACGTGAGTTCGTGTTCGGTGAGGATCCGGGTGAATCGGAAATCTGCCCCGATGACACCGCGTTCGACGTGGACAGCCCGGACTTCCTGCTGTACGCCGATCCGGTCGCCATGCTGCAACACAGCGGATTCACCACCAGCGAGTCTACCCTGGAGTGGACCCGCGAGAAGAACATGATCGAACTGGATCGTGCCTACACGCAGGGCATGGATGCGGTCGTGGTCATGAGCAACTTCCGTGAGTGGATGCTGCGCGTCAAGCCGGACTACATCGTGGCGAACAGCCCGAGCTTCGACTGCATGAAGATCCATCACAGCTGCAACGTGCTGGGTGTGACGCGCGACTTCTGCCACTACCAGAAGGAGTTCGACGTCCGTACGCTTCGCACCGTGCTGGAAATCCTGGGTCATCCCAAGTACGGCCCGAATGACCACAGCCGTGTGCATTCGCCGCTGGACGACTGCACGATCCAGATCCGTGACCTCAATCGCTTCTTCAAGGTGATCGAGAACGGCCACGGCGACGATGCGGCCGAGTAATGCCACTTAAGGGCCCTTCGGGGCCCTTTTGTGTTTCTGCCTCCTGAGTTGTAATTTCGGAGTGAGGTGAAGCGGAATATCACAACCGCCGACCTCGTTCCTTATATCAATCAGGTGATTTATGATAGTCGTCAAAGACTGTGAGTTTGTGGCCCGCGTGCAAGTCGGGATTGAAGTCCTAAAGCGTTTTCTCCGGGCAGACGGAGAGAGCCTTCCGGAACAGCTTCTTGTCCTGAGAAAGAATCGCGGAGTCATTGTCAGTTACCGTCACGGTATCCGCGTACGGAAGATCAGCGGTACAGGCTGGTACGAGTTGTCCGGCTACAGGCAGGATGGTGTCGATTTGCGGGCAGCGCTGGGCAGGCTGCAGGCGTATAACGAGACCTGGTTGCGCGAAGTCGATACATCCCACAAAAATAAGGCCCTGCTGGCAATTCCCAAGCTGGCGGCAGTTCTGTAAAGAAGCCTTGAAAGGCCACAGCATAAAGGGTACCCACGATGGGCCAGAAATTGATCCTGATTGACGGTAACAATTACCTCAATCGGGCGTATCACGCCACGCCGAAGTTGAAAAGCCGGGATGGCACCCCGACGAACGCAATCAAGGGATTTCTCAACATCCTGATGGCCGATCTTATCCGCCTGCGTCCGACTCACGTCGGCGTCGTGTTCGATAAGGGAGGCAAGCCGAACTGGCGTTGCGAAGTCTATCCGAAGTACAAGCAGAATCGCCAGGAGTGGAAGGCGAAGAAGGACAAGAAGACCAAGGAGCGTCTGCGACAGCTGGCTGAAATGCACGGCCAATGTCCTGACCTGCGCAAGCTGTTGAAGCGCATGGGCTTCCGCATCATCCGCAAGACCGGCGTCGAAGCCGATGACCTGATGGGCACGCTCGCGAAGGAATACGCGGATCGCGGCTGGGAAGTCATCATGTGCACCAACGACAAGGACATGATGCAGCTTTGTGGCGGCAACATTCGCGTGATGACTCCTGATCGCACGCTGATGGGCCCGACCGAAGTGTACCACAAGTTTGGTGTACGCCCGTCCCAGATCGTTGACTACCTGTGCCTGCTGGGCGACAAGGTGGACAACATCAAGGGCGTCGTCGGGTGTGGTCCTGCGACTGCACGTTCACTGCTCGAAGACTACGGCGACCTCAAGACCATTCTCAAGAACCGCAAGGAATTGAAGCCGGCCCTGATGGAGTCGTTTAGTGCCTCTCGCGAGGATCTCAAGGTCACACCGAAGATCATCCGACTGCCCTGCGACGAGAAGCACAAGGTCACGGACGAAGACCTGGTATTTCCGCATCCCACATACGACCGTGAGCGCGTCAAGGCGTTCTGTGAGCGGCTCGACCTGACTCAAACCTACACGTTGATTAGACAAAACTACAAACAATGGACGAGTTCACCCAAATCGAAACCTCGAAAGCGTTGATCGTTCGCGAGGGCAGTTTGGTAGTACGCCAG